CGGCGATTTGTCGGGCCGTCAGGCCGTCGGGGCTGTTTCGCAGTAGTTCTCTTGTCTTGTTTATGCGTACGTTGCTACCCATAGCACTCCAACCCAGCAGGCGACGACGATAGACCAGAACTTGATGTTAGCCCATAGCTCGGGCCAATCATTGGGCGCTGCCAGCATGACCAGAGGAATTGCCAATAGCATTACGACGCATGTTGCAAGCAGGAAGAGAATGATGTAGAGGATCATGCCTGCCCCCTTGCGCGGATGGCGGCGGCGCAGTCATCAGTGCCATCTGACCACCCAGCGACGTAGGTGCCCCACTCTCCGTCCGCACTTTTAAGTTCCAGTCCCTCACACACCTTCGCACACGCCTCGCGCTCGCTCTCCCTGACCTGCCACTCCAGCTCCTTGAGCAAGTCCTCAACGGTGTCGCCGTGCCCTGTGGCATAGCTGCGCTCGACCATCCATGCAGCCACCTTCTCGCGCTCGGCTGCGGCGATGAGGGCGGCGAAGCGTTCAAGGTCATCTTCTACGCCAGCAAACCGCAACAAGAATCCTTGCTCCACGTTGATGCCAGCCTCCCGCGCCATGCGGATGATGTCGTCGCGGGTCATTTCAAAAACTCCTTCACATCTTCATACACGCCGTTACGCGCACTGTTATCGGACTCCAACTTAGCCCACCCGGCGTAGCGCATCTCGTTCTCGCAGCGTTCAAGCAGTTCACGCGCCCGGTCGCGCTCTTTTGCCAAGTCAGACATGACCTCAATCACTGCCTGCTCATGTTTGAGAAGGATGGCGCGGATCATGTCTATCGGCGTTTCGATCATGGCGGTGGCAGCAGCCTTGATCTTTTCCTGCTCGGTCTTGGCTTTGAGGACTGCCTCTTGATGTAATTTGCTCAGTGGCTTCATGATGCATACCCATCGGTAATGACTTTATTTTTGGCCTCTTCAAGCGCACCAATCAGCATTAATCGGTCTGACACTGCGGAGGTTTTAATCTTGAATTGGCCTCGGTCTTTCCAAAACGCTAGCACGATTACGGTGTCTGGCGTTTCATCCATCGCTTCTTGCAGCGTAGCTTTAGCTTCTACTTGGTAATGATTCGGGATCGTCAGAGTTTTTAGTTTGCTCATGCGTTCTTCTCCTTAAGCTTGGCTTCGATGGCGTAAGCAGTTTCAAATATCCAATTGTCTCCACCGTCTATCCCCGCACATTCACAAATCTCCGCATCACTAAGCCCCACCCACTCCCGGCGAGACAGCTTCTCCATGCACGCCACGCAGTACAGCGCCCAGCCGCCACTCTTGCCGCACTCGGCGCAGCTACGCTCACGCATCACGACGGCTTCTTGCAAAGTTGGCTGCGCCAGCCTCTCTCGCAACGGCGCTGCCGCTTCTGTTGCCACCTTGTGCGGATACATAGTCACTATCGGGCCACCATCGCGGGGCTTGCGAACCTGTATCTTTGTCGCCGGGTTTTCGTACTTAGCGAGCAACTCCAGCGCCTCCAGCGACTGCTGCATGATTTCGCGGTCGGTCATTTCCAAGCCTCCCCAACATCGTCAGGATAGGTTTCCTGCTTGGTCGGAAACGGCCAGCGCAGGCGCTGCAACTCCTCCTCTTGGCGCTGGAGTTTCTCGTAAGCCTCCTTGGCAAACTTGACAAGATTCTCGTGCGTCCAAGTCTCAAAGTACGGGCCGCTCATTTGATCAGCTCCATCTGCAACTGCTTGATCTGCTCGCGCAGCTTGTCCATCTCACCACCCCAGTAAGATCGGGCAGTACGCTCACCAGCCACCCACCCCGCCATAGCACCCTTGGTAGCTGCTTGACGAATGATGCGCTCTGCATCTTCTCCAGTCAGCATCCCAATGGCGTCTTTTGCTGGAGCCATCTGCTTGACGATGCTGTCAATCTCGGCGTTGAGTTTGTCGTGCATCAGAGCACCCCCACGCAGATGGCGATCAGAAGACCGAAGAGGATCACGCCGCTTAGGCCAACAATGACCTTATCGGCAAACGACAGTGGCGTGGGCTGCTCGTAGATGCCGCCTCGGGCGTAAGGGCCGAAGGCTTCCTCAAGGGTGCGGGGGAATTTCTTGGTGGTTCGCATTGTGGTCTCCTGGTTGAAGGTGCCCGGCGCTGGGCCGGGCGGGGTGGTTAGGCGGCGACCTTGACGCGCCAGGGGGAGCCGATCACCGCATCGACGCCAGCCTTCTTGAGGCGGCGGATCACGGCCAAGGCGTGGCGGTAGGGCAGGATGCGGCCCTTGCGGCTGACGTTGCGACTGGCGGCCGAGCCGGCGGGGTAGTAGCGCACTTCGTAGAGGTTGATGGTCTTGGTCATGTCGTTGCTCCTAGTTGCGTTGTTGATGAGTGCATCTTCCCACAATTTCACACAATCGCAAGTAGGGACAAACCCTAACCTTTTGCTTTGTTGCTTTCTTGCGACAGTCCGAGCTTGATGTAGTGCAGCACCTGCGCCGCCAGCGTCCTGGTGTTGTCCTGGGCCTGCTGGCGCAGCGCCTTCTCAATGTCCGCAGGGAGGCGAACGCTCATCCAACGATCTTTGGTCATAGTCTTCCTTAAAAGCGAGGATTTTTCTTTTGGCGTCCTCTGCACCTTTCCCCACTATACACCAGTAATTCACACTTTCCAGATATTCCAGCCAGTCCTTCTGCTCCTCGCTCAGAGCGCCGCCCTTTACCCGCTTCATCTCAATCCACAGACGCCAGGCTGGGACGTACAGATCGGGCACACCGCTACTCACCCCTTCGGCCTTGAGTTTCGCCGCCACAGAGAGGCTTCTGAGGCCTCCGTTGGGGATTGCAAAGATGCGTACGCCCTTGAAAGTCTGGCGAAACCAGCGCACCAGTTCGCGCTGCTCAAAATGCTCGCTCGGAACGACCTCTTTCAAAAGGGCACCTCCTGCTGCCATTTGTCGCAAGCGTTTACGGACGCGGCGAAGTCCTCGGGCGGGTTCATCCAGTATTCGATACATAGTCCATCAGTTCCATAGTGCTCGCAAGTGTGGCAGCACCTGGGCGGGCCAGCCTTGACCCACTCCTTGTACAGCGTCACCACTTCAGGCTCCTTGTGTCTCATGCCACGTTCTCCTTACGACCTTGTAAAACTTCCCGTCCATGCGGTATTCAATCGCATCTGGCGGCTGGGCCTTGCCCATCTGGATAACGATGTAGTCCAGCGCCTCGCTGCCTTCTAAGCGGCTTATCCCGGACAGATCAGCCCCGCACTTCTCGGCAATGGCGACTAGTTTTTGCAGCGCCATCTGCCCTGCGTATCCATCATTGAGAACAGGCAGATATTCAGTGATCGGCTTGTCCGAGAGACTTCCGTAGTAGGTACAAGCCAGCATGAGGTTGCCGCTGGCCTTGCTGATGTGCCTTCGCCAGTTCCAACTGGTGACCTCAAAGTCCTTACCCTCCATCCCCATGATGTCCACATTGCGAAGCTCCAACTTCTTCTTTTCTGGCTCGGGGAACGGCGCACCGCAGGAGGGGCAGACCTTCGCTGAGATATGCACCAGTTCGCCACAGTCATCACAAACCTTGACCGGGGCTTCCCCATCACCATCGCCACCCTTCTTCGGGGGCTGCACGGCCGTAATCGGGCCATGCGTCTCCACCACGCCAGCAAAGTCCAGGACCAGGCAGTGATCGGTGTGGCTCTTGACCCGCATCCCCCTGCCCGCCATCTGGACGTATAGGCTGGCGCTCATGGTGGGGCGCAGCATGGCGATCAGGTCAATGTCGGGGTAGTCAAAGCCTGTGGTCAGGACGTTGGCGTTGGTAAGCGCGCGCAACTTGCCAGCCTTGAAGTCAGAGAGCATCTGCTCGCGCTCGCGCTTAGGCGTCTCCCCGGTCACGCACTCGGCGGCTATGCCGTGCTGTTGCAACACCTGGGCAACGTGCTGGGCGTGCTGAACGCCAGTACAAAAGAAGAGCCACGCCTTGCGATCACCCGCTAGCGAGATGACTTCCTGCACGACAGCCTGGTTCTGGTCATCCGTATCGACTGCGGCCTGTAGCTCGCTCTCAATGAACTCGCCACCGCGCTTGTGAACGCCAGAGGTGTCCAGTTTGGCCTTGGTGACCTTCGAGCGCAGCGTGGCGAGGTAGCCCTTGAACACCAGTTCTTCGATGCTCACAGGCTCAATGAGCGCGTCAAACAGGGCAGGTTTGTCAGTGATCAGTCCGTGCCCCAGCCGGTAGGGCGTGGCCGTAAGACCCACCACTCGCAGGGCCGGGTTAATCTTTTTGAGGTCGGCTAACAGCTTGCGATAGCCCCCCTCGTCCTTATGATTGACAAGGTGGCACTCATCAACGATCACCAGATCAATGTGCCCCAACAGATCAGCCTTGCTTCGCACCGACTGGATGCCAGCGAAGGTGATCGGCTCTCCCAGGTCGCGCTTGCCGATGCTGGCGCTGTAGATGCCCATCGGAGCGCCTGGCCAATGCTGGCGCATCTTCTCGGCGTTCTGTTCGATCAGTTCCTTGACATGGGTAAGCATCAATATCCTAGTGCTGGGCCAGTTCTGAAGGGCGTCCTTGCAGAGCGCGGCCACGATGTGGCTCTTGCCAG